ACGTCGAAATCAACCACTGGTATTTTCTCAAATCTGGCACAGTACCTATTGTTTTTTTAAGCACTTACCTTGTTATTTTTTTTATATGTAATTCTAAAATCGCTTTTGCTGTAGCAATCGCTGCTGATTCTTGGATTGATAGATCATTCTCAACGCAATAAACATCTGTTGTTTTTAGACCGTCAAACCATATTAAGTGATAGTCTTCAATATCATGCCTGCAAATGTTTATAAATATTTGCTTGCTTAGTTTTTCCCAAACTGGGATTAGTTTGCCTAAAGATTTATCAAAACTATAATATCCAACGCTGTGTGGGTCATTGTAATTCATAAACTTTATAATTATCTTATTGGCTTCTTTTGGTTTCATTTACTTACCTTATTAAAAAAAGGGGTGCCGACCACGAAAAAAACAATTATCGGTTTTTTGTTAATAAAAAAATACACCCCTTTCGCTACCTTAATATATTTTATTTTTTTTATTTCATAGTCCCCCCTATTTTTTTTAAACAATACTTTATTATAAGATATTTTATATTATTAGTGTTTTCTGAAAATAGCAAATGCTAAGATAAAAAAAAACCCTTTCTATGCTGCAATCATTTTACTGAAGAATGAAGTTAAATATTATATTTCTAAATCTTCTAAATCTTCAAATCGTGACTTGGCTTGATTGGGAATTATTTTATTTTCAATTGTATCTGTTTTATCATTTCCATTATCGCCAATATATTTAATATCAAAATATATTCCCTTGGTAAGGGTGCTTTTAATTGATTCCGTTTCAATAATTGGTAATTGCCATTTACCTGTTGAATCTGCTGTTGTCTCTACATCTATAGTAATCCAATTATTATTATGTATAAATGGGGTTGGACTATATGCTCTGATTTTTGCGTCAACTGGCATTTCGTCAACGCTTTTAACGCATCCATAAACAATACAGTTAAGTATATCATGGCAATTAAATACAAATCCATATGAAGCAATCAATTCATCTAGAACAGGTGTTGATTGACCTGTTTCAGAATAAAAAATAGCTTTAAATGATAAATTTTTCCCACCGGTAAGCGGTAATGTGGTTTTATTGGCTAAAATTGTTATCACATCATTACTTTGGGCAAAACTACTATTAGATATTTCCCATGCTAGTCCGGCCCACCAATAATCAACCCCGCTTATATTTAAAATTAGTTTTATATCATCATTTCCAGTTTTTGTATAAGTTAACAATATATCAACTAATTCATCTGTTAATACTGGGCTTGCATTCATAACCCATGAATTATTTTGTGAGTATTTTTGTCCCGTATATTCCATTGTTAATTCATCAATACTTGAAAGCGTATTAGCATTAGTGAACACAGCAATAATATCTAAATCATTGTCTTCATCTAATGTGTCTAAATTAGTATTTATTTCAGCTAAGGTATTGGCTTGGGCATAACTACCATCAGAAGCCAACCAATCAGCACCATCAAAATATTGACCATTGCTAATATATTTTACATTGCCAATAGATGCATCATTCAAGTTATCAAACGATTGAACATTGCCCACACCCAAATAAGAAAATTCCGGTAACCCAACACTAGCTTCAATATATTCTATTTCCGGTAATGAATAATCAGCACTATGATTACTTGTATGTTGAACCGTGTTAAAAATAACCAAATCTTCTAAATAAAAATTTGAAATCATTGAGTCAGTTGTATCATTTCCTATTTTGATAGTATCTGCTAAATTAATAGATTCTACTATTCCGGTAGTAACTCCTTTCTGTACACCATCAATAAATAGTCTTACTTCTCCCGAAATTAAATCTATATTAAGTTCAAAGATATAAGCAGTTCCAGCAGTGGGATTCCAATTTCCAAGGTTGGCGTTGACAATAAATACTCCATTTGATTTCCTTATTGCAATTGCAATTCTACCATCTAATGATAGGTTCGTGATTTGGATAAGGTCAAGATTAGTAGCTGAATCATATGAAAAATAAAAACTTTGATCTATTGCAGGTGTACCAGAATAATTAGGGGTAACCTTAGCCCTAATAGTTCCAACGGTTGTTATATTTGAATTATTAACACCGCTATAAGTAATACTTCTATTGTCACTATGAGCTAAATCTAACCTATTATTTAATACTGAAGCACCGCCAATCGCTGCACCAATTAATAATCCGTTACCCCAGCTACCATTTATATTGTTTGTGTAAGTTGCTCCAAAAGTTGCGTTAATTGGCCTTTGGTTTTTTTGCTTAACAGATCCATCTGCAAATTCCAACTTATCAGGATCATAGGTAAACCCATCATCATTAGTAAAAAGTTGATTAAAATAAAGTTCTGGATTATCAATTAATGCAAGTTTAACCTTACTAGTTTCTGACCAATCAAAATCTTCTGGTATAAATCTTTGGTAATTATTTTCATCATCATACGGTAATATTATCGTTAAACTCATATATTGCCTTTTTTTTAAATAATATTATTTTTACATAATAATTTATATTATTAGTGTTTTCTAAAAATGGCAAATGGTAAGATAAAAAAACCCTTTTTCGTTAAATAGTTGTTGTGCTAAAAAAGATAAGGGGCTTTGGTTATCAATAATGGTTGAATATTATTGATATTTTATAAGCTTCGCACTTATTTGGGGATCATGTTTAGACGCTGTTAGTATTACCACACTGTATTAAAACTCTATGCCTATGCGAATCAAGGGTAATATGGTTAGCAACTTACCTATTACGAGCAAAGTATTTTACAACCAATTGGTTAATATCCGCTTGCTTCATTCGATATTTTAAAATCATCTCAGCTAAAAAGATGTTAATTAAGTTGCTTTGTTTTTGCAAGTATTTTTTTCATAAAAACTCATTTCTTTTATTCTTGTTGCTATGGCCATTATAAAGGCACTTTGTATTGAAATATCGTATGTAAAAATCATAGTTTTTGCATATTTTAAAATAATTTCCATGATATATGCTACACTTGTGGGTTTTTTTGATTTACAGTCTTTTTCTGAAATTATTTCAATTAAGTCCATTATAGAATCAAATGAGTTAGGATAAAAAACATCATATTGATCCAAGAAATGCGAATCAATATTATCTGGTAACATCTTACCTGTATATTTTATAATTATTTCTATAGATTCATCTAGTGAAGGGGTAATCCATGTCATGGCTTCTTGTTGTAGTATTTTTGTTGGTTTCATTGATATGTTTATTATTTTTTCATTCATATTAATCCTGCCATTTGTACTTATTAAATATAATCCAATTTATCCATTTTTGCTTACACTTCTTACATATACTATGAGTGATCGAAAAATTAAAAAGAGGTAATCTTATTCCTAAAACTTTTTTACAATCACAGCATTTATTTATCATAAAAAACTCCTGTTTATTTTATTTATTATAACACAATAAGTTATAATGATACACCACATTGTGTACGTTTTAGTGTATTTTTAGCCATGCGTTAAGTTAATGAATTAATTGATTAATACACTGCATAGTGTATTTTGCCGTGTATGGTCGTAAATCGTTGAAACCCTTTGCTGGATTGCCTTTAGCCTATTTAGTGTATAAAGTGTATGTTTTTTTCAACTTCTTTTTTATATATGCGGTTCTTTTTTTTCGTTTTTTTTGATTTTTTATAAAAAAACTAATTTCCATTATGAATCTCAATAGAAAAAAAGTATACACTTTATACACTAAATCACCATATTTCAATCATACTCGGCTTGTCGGCTATTTATAACTATACACGGCAAAATACACTGTGCAGGGCATGAAGATAATAATTTCATAGACTTGACGCGACTTCGGAAAATACACTAATTTATACATTTTATACACTGTGCATAGCAAAAAAAATAAAATTAGTTTAAAATCAGTTGGATTTTCTAAGAAAAATTTATACGTAATGTATAAATTAATTATAAAATAATATATGTTTAAGGATTTTTAAAAATACAACATTTTGCGCAAAAAATGTTTTTTTATTTGCATTATCGTTATTTTTATTTAAAAATTAATTATCAAATTTTGGATGTGACAAATCAAAATACAAAATTTACCGGTCTTTGACCGTTAAAATAGACTGGCCTTGCAAACCTATGTCACATTCTTTTGTAGGGCCAGTCGTTTTTTTGGATAGTGAATGGATCTATTTGAACAAGCTAGGCAAAAAATAAACCAAGGATTGATACAATCAATATATCCTAATGGAAAATCCGAACTTGATGAATATTATATTTTATCACCACTTAGGAATGATAAAAATATTGGTTCATTTCACATTAATTTAAATTCTGGGTACTGGGTTGACCACGCCACAAGTGAGGGTGGAGACTTTATTGATTTAATAAGTAAGGATAAAAAGATTTCAAAAAAAGAGGCTGCCGAACTTATTATTGATGATAAAACAATAAATAAACCAATTCAACCAAGAAAAAAAATAAAGGAGAAGCCAAATCATCAAGCAATGGTTATTGAACAAACAGAAGAAAGGAAAAAGCAATTAATTAATTTTGTTAGTTCTGATTTCTTTAAGGAAAAATTTGGAAAAGTTGCCGACATTTGGGATTATATTAATTCTAGAAACGAATGGAAATTTAGCACAGTTAAATTTTCAAAAAAAGATGGATCAAAAGACATAATTCCCTTTTATTTAAACGAATATAATAAATGGAAATCAGCAGGCGCTGTAAATGCAATTGGAGTACCCGAACCCTTTAATATAAATAAAGTTGAGAAAGGCGATAAAATATTAATAGTCGAGGGAGAAAAATGCGCTAGCTGTAAAGTTGAGGGGTATACACTTGTTAGTTGGTGGGGTGGGACACAAAGAGTTGATAAAACAGACTGGTCTGGCCTTGAAAAAATAAAAGATATTATAATTTGGCCTGATCATGATAAACAAAGAGATAAAGTAAATAACAATCTTTTCCCTAAAAGAAAACAACCAGGCTTTAAGGCCGCTCTTCAAATACAAAACATACTCCCGCAAGCAAAAATATTAAATATATATCGCTGGGGAATAGATGAAACCATTAAGAATGGTTGGGATATAGCAGATCACATTGAAGAGGGAAAAGACCCATTAGATTTTATAAAAGAGTATAAACCCAGAGATTTTATATCACCAAAGATAATTAAAGAAATGTTTATAGATGATTTTTATTGCGGTGGACTGAAGCAATTCAATGGCTTTTTTTGGGAATATATTAGTAAGAAAAAATATTGGAAAGGTATAAGCCTAAAAGACCTATACTGTAATCTACAGTATTGGCTTGATGATACTGGATTACAAGAGGATATAGAACGAGATACTTGCGGCAAAGATAATAAATTTATTTCAAATGTTGAAGCTTACTTAAAAAGGCATAGGAGAAAAATAGAGGATAACCCATTTTTAAAAGCGGCCATAAATCCATTCATAAATATGAGAAATGGTGTAATTGAAATAATTCACGACAAGTTTAAATGGCATCCGGTAAAGGAAAAAGATGAGTTATTTTTTAAAGACCTTCATATGGTTAATGTACTTGATTTTGATTTTGATTTTAAAAACAGAGACAAAGTTTCACCAGAAAAAGATTGCCCTGTTTTTTATAAATTTATAAAAGATGCAATTCCCAAAGAATATCTTATTGATAATGATCCAAACGAAGCATATAAAGAGTGTCTGGACTTTGTTACTCAAATATTAGCATACACTGTTAGTCCAATAAAAAAGAGGCCATTATTTTTTGGCATAATTGGGGAGCAAGAAACAGGTAAAACCTTTCTAGTGAAAATAGTAAAAGAGTTCATTGGTAAAGAATTTACTGTTGATGTACCCATGAAAGAATGGTCAAACAGATTTTTTGCTCATTCACTATTGGGAGCTAAAGCTATAGTCGAACCAGACATGAAGCAAAGTGAAAAAATACCTGAAAATATAATAAAAATGTATAGCGGTGATGTAACAGTATCTATTGAAGGTAAAAATAGAGACAGCGAACATGGTGTAGATATGTCTTTAGCAATATTTATAGTATCTAATTACAGCTTTAGGACAAGTGCCCTAGAGGGATTAGAAAGAAGATTAGTATTATTTCCATTTAAAAACAAATTATCTAAAGAAGATACCGACGATTTTATGTTAGAAAGAATGGTAGGTAAACATGTTAATTATAGCGGTATAACAAAAGATGAAAGGCCCGCAATAATGGCGCTAGTATTAAGAGCATGGATTAAGCTTTGTTCAAACAAATTCCATATTGATTCGCCTGAATGGTCTAAATGTGAAAAGAAAAAATGGGTACTTGAATCAAATACTGTTAAAAACTTTATTAACGATAGATATACAAAAATGGCAACAGAAGAAATAATTAATAAAAAAGACTTTTATAATACTTATAATCTTTGGTGCATAGAAGAGGGCCACGATTTTCCGTTTAAGAAAAATAGATTTTTTGAAGAAGTCTTTAGAGATAGAAGATTTGTATTAAAAAGAAACTCAATAACTAATAATATTCATATTGAACCAGATAAAACAAATGAAGATATTCCATTTTAAAACAAAGGAGCTATCATGGCAGGACTATTAACATGGGCAATAACATATTTAATTGTTAAAAAACTTGATAAAATGACAGAGTATAAAATACCAAAAGGCAAACACAAAAGAAGATACTTATAGCAACAAACACGGAGGAACTATGTACGACTGTAGTTGTGAACAGGCAATTTATTTTTATAACGAGGCTTGGGAAATTATTAAGGATGGTGAGTGATGAGTAAAGAAAAATTTGGAGTGCTGCTTGCAAAAATTTGTATAGAAAGGAAAAAGATTGAAAAATTAACAATAGCAAATGTGTCCAATGATGTTTACTGGTATCAACAACAAAGAATAGAAACCCTAGAAGAAAAACTAAAGCTAGAAATAAGCAAAGTATCACAATCAGGCAGAGAAAAAGTTTTGAGTGATAGGGTTAAAGAACTTGAAAGTTTCTATAAAGAATTAAAAGCCACTCATTATGTTAATTTAGACAAGATCAAACTACTTGAAAAACCCAATAAAGATTTCCAAGAACAAAACATCATATTAGTTGATAGGCATGTTGATGATTTGAGGGTTATTGCTGAACTTGAAAAAGAAGAACATGAGTTGATTGCTAAGTATGAAAATCTTGTTACTGAGTTTAAAATTAGTAATGATACATTTGAAAAAGAGAATAAGAAGTTAGTGGAAAAACATAAACTTGAGCAGGAACTTTGCGAAGAAGTAAAAATTTCATATGATGGGGAATTTACAAAAGTACAAATACTTACAGAAAAAAATAATAATCTAAAAGAAGAATGCGACATTATTTTTGATCTTAACAAGAAGCTTGAAAAAGAAAATAATTGTTTAGAAAAAGAAGCAGATCACTTTATTAAATCATGCAAAGAACTCCAAAAAGAAAACAAACCACTAGATAGATTCATGGATAATGTTGATGCTGTAAAACTAGGTGAAATAACCTATAACGCTGACATGGAACTTTGTGGCGACTTTATTGACAAAGGCCTTATACTGAGAAGAATGCTAGAAGAAAAAGGCTTTGTATTAATTAAAAAAGATAAGGAGATTAAGAAATAACAATGGATAGATTAATCGGAATGTTTATTAAAACAAGAAGAAATAAGTATAAACTAACTAAAGTTGAATTAGGTAGCATGGTGAATATTTCGCGAACATCAATAGCAAATATAGAAAGTGGTAAACATAAGGTAGCTTTTGAAACAATGTTAAGTCTTTCAAGGGCACTGAATTTCAATATTAATGAGATTACAAGACTATACAAGGGGGTTAAGAAATGAAATCATTTAAACAATTTATGAAACAAAATGCACCAGAATACGATATACAGGTAGGCTCGGCATTTGAAGCTAAGTTGTATTTAGCATATGAGGAAATGTCTCAAATTTTCAAGAGTGAGAAATGGGTATTAGATCAAAAAATAGATCAGTTAGAAAAAGAAAATAAGAAATTAAAAGATTGTATTGTAGCTATATTTAAAAATGAATCAAATCAACTTGTTTGTGAAATATGTCCCCAGTGTGACTACTGCGATACACGTAATCCGAATAAGACCATGGGAATGTCGTGTAGTTTAGTTATAGCAAAACAATGCTTAAAAGAATTGGAGGAATTATAAAATGGAAGGATTTGAAATAGTAGCAAGATTAAAAAGACAGCTCATTAAGATAAATGATTTGGAAAAAGAAAACAAAAAACTAAAAGAAGCAATTGATATAGCACCTTGTGAATACAAACATGCTTGCCTTGAGGGTGCCGAAGAATGGGAAATTTCAGCAAAGAAACTTAAGAAAGAAAATTCAAAATTAAAAATGAGATATATAGGAGTATTGGGCTTGCTGTGTGAAGCGTCTGTTTCTGTGCCAGAGGAAATTAGAGAGTCAATTGAGTGCGCTCTTGAGCATGCATGCGAGGATAAAACTATAACATATAAAAGAGTATTAAACCGTTTTGAAATAATATTTCAATAAATACAAGGAGATTAAGAAATGAAAATAATAAAAGGTAAAGAATATGTAGTTACAAATGATGAGGAATATTATTCTTGTGATATTTTAAAATCATTAGAAGAAGTTAAAGAATGGGTAATTGGTGAGCTAGGCATTGAAGATGATGATGAATCTTTCTTTATAGGAACACCAGATCATATTAATTTAAGCATAGATACAGATGATTTTTATGAAGCACTATTGGGTGGATATGAGGATCAAAGAGGTGAGTGGTCAGAATCATGGGAAGATGGTTTGTTTGATAAAGAAAGTAAACCCTCACTAGAGATTCAAAGTAAATTAGATGAAATATGTGCATTGATACATAAAGAGCATCCTGTAAATTTTTGGACTGTTTCTAATGCTCAATTAATAACGCTGGATCAACTAGAGGAAGATAAATGAAAGTAAATATAATTTCTCTATTACCAAAAAAGGATAGAATGTGAATATTAAAATAACAAAAGAAGAAATAATTAAAAGACTAAATCAAGTTAGGACTAAGAAATGCCAAGAAGTCAGTATTACTTTCAAGGCATTTGACGCATATAATTCAATTGATATTAATGGCGATAGTTTTTGTTATTTTGAGGATTTTGAAAAAATCTACTATCAGTTGTATATTGAAAAAATCGAAGAGGCTAACAATGAACTAATGAATAGGCGCAACAATGTTGATCACAATAAGACAATTCAAATACCAGACAATAACTGTATGGAATGTATTTTTTGTTTAAACATGATGTTTAATTCTGGTCACTGTGATTATTACAAAAAAGAGGTTGATATATATAGAGGAAATGAAGCAAATGCTAAAAAACCAGATTGGTGTAAACTTCATCATGTAGATGTTTGGAGGACAACATGAAAATACAAATTTACAAAGACAAAAAAGGTGAATGGCGATTTAGATTTAAGGCCAGGAATGGTAGAATTCTATGTTGTAGTGAAGAAAGTTATAAAAATAAAAAAACTATGATTAAAACAATTGAAAGAATCGCTTACAATTTTTCAATTAGCGATATTGTAGAAATATAATGAGCGCAAGTGAAATTTTCAAATCAAGCGTTAAATCAATATGCCATAAATGTAGCATAACAACTTCTAAAACATGTGGTACTGACAGAAAAATAAAATGTGCTTACGTTATGAATTGTTCGCATTTTAACAATAAAACCAATAATCCAAAAGGAGGATGAATGAAGCAAGCAAAATTTAAACATGAACATGTGATTGAAACAAAGGATGGATTTTTTACCGTCAATGCAATTGTAATCTATCCAGAAGCTATTGATTACACAGTTATTAAAAATGGCCAGAAGAAAAATATTCCAGAAGATCAAGTAATTGCTGCCTATGAAGAAATCAAGGGTAGTAAAAAGAGGATAGGTAATAAAAAAACGAAAAAACCTAACAAAAAGAGTAGCAAAAAAATTACTAAGAAAAATCCTAATAATAATAATAACAATTCTTTGAACGATACAGGAAGTATAAGTGCTAAAGGTGATAAAACAAATCTTGAGAACTAGTAAATAGCAATTTTTGAATAAGCTACTTGTCATAGTTGGCAAGTAGCTACCCATATTTGGAGGAAAGTATGCAAGTAAAAATATTGGCCATAAAAACTATATTCTTAAATAAAGAAAATAGGGAGGTTTTACAATTAGAAGAAAAAATTGGTTCTCTAGACAATCCTAAAGAATTTTACTACGAGAAATTACAAGAACTTAAAAATTTTGCTTATATGTCCAATAAAGTAAGATCAATAACAAGTCTTTATAAAAAAATAGAATCAGCAACTACTAAAGTGATCACAACTTCGGGAAACTTTTACTTTTGGTATTAATTGTTTATAATATTCATATCTACCAAGGATGGGTATGGATGCTAAAAAGATAAATGAAACTATAGGTAAATTCGTAGATTACGAACCATCACCAAGATTTAAACTTAGAAATAATGAACTAGGATTAGAGGAAATGGTTTTTAGTAATTATCCATTTTATACTGAAGACTTAAACCTTATCTTTCCTATAATTAGAAAACTAACCTCAAAGCAAAAAAATGGATATTTGTTAAAAAAACTTTTAAAAACAATATTAGTTAAAAACAAAACAAATAAACAGATCAAATTTAAAATAGCTCTAGAGATTGCGCACTACATAAAAAATAATTAATCTAAGTAATCATAATTATTGAAACAATAATTTATTTTTTCATTTGCATTTTAATATATTTTTTAATATAAAGTTCCTATGAAAAAAATCATTAATAAAATACTTAATAAAAAATCCAGCAAAGATAAGATTCAAAGCAATATGTATTTAAATAAAGATTTGGAAAAAGATTTTGTTGATAAATTAAAAAGATTAAAGCTTAAAAGAAATGATGTATTATCTAGTCTTATTGAAGTTTTTATTGAAATAGAGGATAAGGAATTTAAATGATGGGGAAATCTAAGACTAATTCAAAAAATGAAGCAATCTTACACAAAAATGAATTTCCGTATTGGCCCTTTACCGTTAATGAAGTAAGAATTAAATTAACCCTCCATGGATTTATAATAATTACGTTAGACAATCAAGAATATGCATTAGCTGGGTCAACAATTAATTACTATAAAAACATTAATGAAATATGGCTAGATAGGTCAGACCTCAAAGGTGCTAAGCGAAGCCTGACCACCATAATTGATTGGGGCTTAAATAATTTAGAACATAAATAATACCTTAGTATCTGCGATAAACCCTGCATTTACTAAGTGTAATAACAGCGGGCTGCCTATTATCCCTTAGAATTTAATAGGCAGTCTTTGTTGAAAGGTTTTTTCATGGACAAGATATTAATAGATTTATTAAATAAAAAGGCAAAAGAAAAAAAGATTAGACCAAACTATAGCAACTCCACTCTAGACTTATTGCGAGAGGTTTATAAATTAGCACAAGAAAATTATAAATGCCCATTATGTAAATGTTCTAAGTTGGGCAAGGATGGGAACAATAAAATTATAAAAAGGATTACCAAAAGAACATCAGATAAATTAATCAAAGTGTTTCAGAATAAGATAAACATTAATCAGGGCTTGCCAGATAATTTATTTAACTTATAGGAGAAGAAAATGAAAGTTAAACTTAAAACAAAAGAACAGTTGATAAAAATAGGATGGAAAGAAAACTTAAAATCAATTTATGCTAGACTATCAATTGATAGTATTAAATCAAAACCACATTGGGACAAGCGTAAAAATAGACTTGGAACGCTAACTTCTAGTCAGGTAGATAATTGTCTTGGTCAAAAAGGTGAAGTTGTTGATTTAAAAATAAGCAATGATGGATCATTACAGTTTTTAGAAATTAAGGTGACTGATTGTGGAACTACTTACTACCTAGCAATTCCAATAGAATGTGTCATTGGATTTGATAAGAAAAAATGGGATGAAATGCACTCAATTTGGCAATTCAGAATTAACCATAAGAGCTGGAAATATAGCCCATTTAAAAAAATATTCACATGTAGCTATCAAGACATTGCTAGCATGAAAAAAGCAATAAGATATGTTGAGAACAAGACCAAAAAGCTTAAAATAAAAAATAATAAGTAAACCATTGCATTATTAGAAAATATTAAAAAAAGGACTTAATATGAATCTTGGAAAATTGATAACATTTCTTGAAAAACAAAATCCTAACTTCCCAGTATTTATTAAGATAGGCAAGCAGGATGTAAAAATTCCAAACTTTTTTCATTCATATAGAGGATATTATCATCAACTTGCATTAAGCAAAATGGATATTGAAATAGGAAATAATTCAATTAATGTTTATGATTTTTTAAATAAATGTAATGAATGTCTTGAAAAAACATTCATTGGCTATAAAGGTGGGGAATATATAATGTTCTGTCACACCCCAATATGGATATCTGATTATGGTCTTTCTGAAAACTGGCTAGTAGATAGATGCGAAAATATAAACAACGAAATTATAATTTTTGCAATAGAAGAAGATGATGAATAGAAATATATCATTGAAATAATAGCAACTAATATCAGGTTTGTTTAAAAAGAGGACTATTATGTTAATATTATTATGGGATGAGGTCAATAATGGATAATGAAAATACTGATAAAAAGTTTAAAATATTCATAGCAAATCTTTTAGGAATTTATATCAATGATATTATAAAAATGTTTTTACATGAGACATATAGCGTTGATGTTAGATCAAAAAAGCCTGGAATTTTTGCTCATGCTATAATGTTTTGGTGCTGGTTAATTAGGCCCAGATTATGGTTTAAATCTTGGAAAACAAGGCACCATCATTGTGCCGGTGTTGAGATTTGGGAAATCATGTTTTTTGAAGAAGGTTATTTTTTAAGCAAGAAAAAAACTATCAAAATAGCTATTTCTTACGATGCCCAACTCAAATATGAAAGAAATGTTTTTAAAAAATGGATTGCAAATTATAATATTATTAATATATCAAATACAACTAAAACATTGAATATTTATTCAGAGAAAAAAAGATTAATGGTTCATAATGAGCATGAATCATTAGTTGGCGCTAATTATGGCAAAAACAGCATTCTTGGTATTATAATACATGATACAACCAAAGCTATATTGATTGGGATTGATGGAAAAGAAAAGGTCATATGTAGTGAGAGCGAAATGTGGGCACATCAACATTTTTTACCAATCAAGCCAGATGAACCTTTTGATTTAATAGATGTCATTGAAAGGGGTTACTATATTCCAATGAAAAAATATAATAACGAATTAAACCAATTTATGTAAATTAAAAAAAGGGATAAATTATGGACAAAGAAATAGAAATAGAAATAGTTAAAATGGGCCTAAAACTAATGGAAATCGAATATAATAACTTTAACGCTTGCTTAGAACATTGCAAGCTCATAAGACATGACAGGCAATCACTGCGCCACTATACAAACAAAGTCAAAGAAGAAATTTATAATCTAAAAAAAGTTAATCATTTGACCCAATAAGACAATATTTATTAACAATAAAAGCCTGAAATTAATCAGGCTTTTTTATGTTAATTTAAATTTTTCTTGCAAAATTTGGATAAATTATTCTACTCATACAAGCAATTTTTACGGAAAGTAAAAACTCTAGATCATCCCTAATAGATAAAAAATCCTCTTTGTATTTAATACAAATTTTCTTTTTTAAAAATCTTCTTTTCCATTCAAGACAATCTAATGTCTTGTGACAAAAACCAGCACGATCCTTACATATATGAAATGCTTTTTTGCCAACCCTACAAACAAACAATGATGCCCTAAGGCTTTTTCTAGTTATCTTATTATTTAAATCATGTTTAACAATTACTTTGCCAGTTCTATTTGTTAAAAGACTTCCGTAATCTTTCCTTAGGCCTAATCTTTGATAAGACAAAATAGGAATTTCATTTGTTAATTTTGATTCATAATTTTGATCATTGCTAGAACAACTAGGAATCAATAGAACGCTGCTGGCTATCAGCAAGATCCATATATATATTGATTTTTGCATGTAAATCACCTTCATCCTTATAAAGTTTTTGAATTAATTTGTCATGTGGATCTTCTTTAGATTCTTCTTCTTCAATTATCCTATTAATATCAATTAATTCTAATTTTAATTCCCCAAGTCTTTTCGCTTCACCTGGTGTTTTTCTTTTTAAAATTGTTTCTGCTAGATTTATTCCACTAGTAATTAAGGCCATTCCACCAGCTATTAATGGGTTTGCCATAAATGCCTCCTTGTAATGGCAGCCGAATGCCTCCGAGGTAAGAAGGACTTATATCGACTGCTTTAAAATTATTTCTTTTTAAACAATGCCCTGAATGCGCCATAGATTGCAATTGCACCACCGGATGTAAATAACGCTGCCATTGATGCGTCAGGAAAAGACATTCCTGCAATAAGTGATGTAACTATCGTGATTATTACACCAATGGTAGTTGTTATTGCAAAAACTACAAGTCTGTTTTTTTCTATGATTGGCTTAAGTATTTTTAATTTTAATGTTTGAAGAAGAAGGGCAAGAACTGCTGAAGCGATAACTAACCCACTAGCTGCTCCACCTTTAATTAATTTGAATAAAGCCATTAATTGTTCGGCCCATGTTCCAAGATCAACCTCAGGTACTGGCAATGGTACAACATCTTGTCCAAATAAAACCATCGGATAACACAAAACAATAAGCAAGGTAATAGTTAGTAACTTAATCATAAAGCCTCCTTTTTATGAGATAAATTAATTTTTATCTACAGCATGATGAAAAAATTTCTTTTTCTTTTGTAATAAGCGTAAGTAAAACCACGCTATTTAGCAAGTGCAATTAGCGTTAGATTGCGTAGCATAACAAACATCTTTTATATTAAGCTTGAATGAATCAATTTCTTTTATTTTCATTCCTTTTAAAAATCTTTTAAAAGTAGCACCACTATTTAAAACCGCTCTACTCCCTCTCAATTTACCAAAATATTGGCCCAAAAGAATACATCCCATTGTGTGGTCTTCAGTATTTCCAGAATGTATTAAGATATGATTTCTATTAGGTACATTTTTCACCTCAAAAGTATTGCCATATTTAGGTGAATTAACCCTTTCACATATATAGCTACCTTCAGGTATACATGAAATATTTTCTTGATTATTTAAATCTTCTGGTTCTAGTGTTGCGCAGAAGGCTATTTTATCAATTAATAAAACCCCTATTGTCCCTTGATCTGTTTTTTCAATTCTAAGTAAATCTAATTTCATTTATCCTCCTTTTTTAATCAAGGATATTGCGACTAATTGAGTTATTTTTTGTATTTTCTTCAATCATGTAATATCCTATAATAAATAATATGTTTTATAATAACCTAGTCAACCAAGGCGAACAATGACAAAAGAACTTAAACTTAATTTTAGAGAAAAACTTATCATTAGAACTATTTCAGGAACTATTTCAGGCATAGTTATACTAGGAGTTGTTGCAATTTTCTCTGGTTATTCAAAAAACTTTGCCAGTGCAGATACGACAAGGGGAATGAATAAGGAAACCAATGAAAAAATTGAAAAAGTAGATAAACGTGTTATTGTCCTTGAAACTAATTATATAAATATATTAAAAGAACTTAAAACTATAAACGAAAAAGTGTCGAAATAAAATGGCAACAAAAGTAACCAAGGTAAATATCAAAGACGTAGAGGATTTATTTAAAAGAAAATTTCCTAATTACGTTAGATTCGCTGTAGCTAATACATTAACTAGCTCAGTTTATAATGGTATGCAATATTCAGAAAAATGGCTTAAAAAAAATTGGATAACTAGAAATAGATTTTTGCTTGGTGGTGGGCCGGGTAAAGGTGCTATTAAATTTAATAAAGCAATACCAAGTCATGATATCACTAGAATTTGGGCGGCATGGGGTTCTCCAGAAAGCGTTGGAAGCAAGGATTTTAGATTCATGGAGGATCAAGAAGAAGGATTTAAAAGTAAGGGTTCTACACCAGCAAAGAAAGCTAGAATTGGAAAAAATTATCGAAAAAGAATTCCAAAGAAAAATAGAAGAATTAAACAAAATATTAGAAACCTTAGTCTGGTTAGAGTTAAGCTTGGAAAAACTTGGAAACCAGGATTAATGGAAATCAGAGCTTTGAGAAAACTTCATCAAGAAAGGTTTGCATTTCCCGGAAGTAATCAATTCTTTTTTATGGCCGATAATCAATTTTTAAATTTTGGTGGTGGATTATATCAATTTGCAAAAAAATCAATTCCTAATAAATTAAGTAAGTCTGGCCATAAACTGCAATTTCCTAATCTTAAAAAAGTTTATACTGCTGGTGATGATAACAATAGAAACAGAAAGGGTACTAACTGGATGAAAAAAAGTAGTTTGCAATTAAAGCAAGAAGAGATAAATAAAATATTTGATAAAGCAGCCGATCAAGCATTTACTGGTCAGTTGAAACTATATAAAAATTGGCGTTAATATGAGTATTAAAAAACTTCACACAGTTAAAACAGGCGACAATGTTTCTTTGTTGGCATCAAATTACCAAGTATCAGTTACTGATATAGTTGATGCAAATCCAAATATATTTACCCCTACAAGAATAGAAAAATCTAATGAAGCTATTGCTAATGGTGACTTAGTTCCAGGAGGTTTGTTAATTTACCCTGGTGAAGTTCTTAAAATACCCACCGGACAAATTGACGATATTGCTCAGAAGCAAGCGGTTAAGGCCGACAATACCGATGATTTAGCAATTTTCATCAATGATCAAAGATGTCCAAATCCAAATAGTTTTGTATTTACTGAATATTTTGATACTTGCTCAGATTCTTTTCAAATAGAATATCCATATGATAGTGGTAAAAGACTTTACGATATAGATATTAATAATTTTAAAAAGATTGGACTACCTAATATTAAAATTTATATAGGTGAAGATCCGGCCCTTACTGGTGAAATTGAAAAAATAGGACAATCATTTACCACAAGTAGTTCAATACAAAGCTTAGGTGGTAGAACTAAAACAAGATTACTTGAAAAATCTGAAGCTTTGCCCAATGTTCAAGTTGATTTCCTTAACTTAAAACTTAATGAAATTGCAGAAATTTTTTGTAAATCACACGGACTTCAACTTTCATTAGAATCTGGAATTGATGTTGGGCCAGTATTTGAAAAAGCAACTAGATCAGATTCAGAAATTCCATTTGTTTTTATTTCAAAACTAGCAAGGGAAAGAAGATTAATTGTAAGTAATACACCTGAAGGTAATTGCTTAATAAGAAAGGCCATTGATAAAGATCCTGTAGCAAGGTTTAATGTAAATTCAAAATTCATAGATTTTCTAGGAGTGCCAGAACTTCAATTTGAATTTGACACAACTGTTATTTTTGGAAACTATATTGGAAAAACTCAAACTGATGATGATGATAATGCCACTGCTACAGCGACTAGTAAAACAATGATTGAAAGATCAGTAAAAAGAATAAGCTTTAAAGATTCTACAAGTGATCAATTGCAAGGATTGATTGAAAAAGAAGAGGAAAAATCTACTAGAAATTTTTATAAAAACTCAATACCATATCCAAGTTGGATCATTCCAAAACTTGGCAGGAGGTGGAAAACAGGTGACGTTGTAACATTGATTTCTCCTGAAAATGGAATCACTGAAGAAAAAAAATTAATTATTAAGCAAATTGATTTCCAACAAGACAGTAGTGATAAAAGAACTGCTATTTTAAAACTTATACCAATAGAGACATATATATAACACAAGGATTAGTATGATAGAATATAACCCCTTAGCATATACATCACCAGAAACTAAAACTAAAGTTGAATTTATTTATGATGGATCATTGCAGGATGAAATGGCGCACAGTTTAGGCCAATTTAGCTTCGCTGGTGTTGATGGAGAACATTATCAAGATAGATCACGCAATACTGGTAGCTATACTTTTTTAATAAAATTAAAAGATGAAGATAGTTTAAGATTAGCAAGATTATTGTTTAATGAAAAAACGAGTTCTTCATCAACTGGAATTTTGGATCATCCAGATCCAACGCTTGGAAGTTTTCCTGTGGTTGTTTCATCTTTTAAGGTCAGCCAAAATTCAGTTAAAGGTCAAGGTGTTATCAATGTAGAAGTTTCATTTTTTAAAACAATTCCTGACTTGTTGGCAGGTGATTCATTTGCTCAGGAAAATCCAGCATCCGCACAATCTATATTGGCTGCAATTGCTGCATTAAATGAATCACAAGCAAATGATTTAAATAATTCTGTAGATTTAAGTACTGGCGCTGGATTTGCTGCATTTATTCAATCAACTATTAGTATTGTTAATAGTGGAAAAGATAGTCTTGAAAATATTGCTAATAAATTAGATGAAATATCAATTGCATTTACTGACACCTATCTTGATATTATAAATAATGTAGAAACATATGCTACAACTCCATTTGAATTAGCTAGAAAAATTCAAAACTTTTTACAATTACCAATGTTAGCAACTCAATCAGTTGAAGATAGAAGTGCTGCATACAATACCTTTTTAAATGGAAATGAAACTTTTTCAATTGAAACAATATCAGAAATTAATTCTGGTAGTCCATCAGGTAAAACTATTTTGTCTAATAGATCACTGGCCAGTTTAGCTGCAATTTCAGCTTTAAATTATACTTCCGTGAGTGGAGAATCAGTGTCAATTGATCGAGTAAAAGCTGGTGAATTTTTTGAAGATACTGGATACTTATCTAGACAAGAAATAATTGACCAGATTAATTTTATCCAATCTAGGGCACTTATCACAACCCAGCTTTACAGTCTTTTGGCCAAAAACTTTGGCGCAAACATCTTTTTCAGCCAATATTTTGATTATTCTATATTGAATAAGGCTTTGGTATCAATAGCCGTTAAAAACTTAAACAACAGGATATTTTCAACTATTGCAGAGCAATCTATTGAACTATCAAAAGATACAACCCCAATTGTTTTATGCTCAGAGTTATATCAAAGTGTTGAACTTAGTACAATTCAATTTTTATTAGATTCAAATAATCTCCGTGGAGATAATATCTTTTTAATTCCTAAAGGTACTGAAATAAAATATTATTAATTATTTGGTAGAGTTACTTTATCAGACTTGGTATTGGTTATATCAGCATCTGATAGCGAGCTAGTGGTTAATGTGACACTTGTTGTTGACGGGCCTACTGGAGTATCTTGGTAAGGATGTGTATGACTATTAAAAGTACTAATATGAGCATTAAATTTATCATTTAATTTATTAAATTCTTCTAGTAATTCATTGTATAGAACAGCAAAATTATTATTGCCATTAAGCTCTAGGATGCCGTTATTCTTTAATTTTGTATATGCCGATAGGTTTCCATTGCTATTTACAGAAAAAAATCTTCTTTCCCCCGGATTAGTATCTGGACTAACATTATCAGATACTCCACCAATATTTACTAAATAAGAATCACTGTTATCAATTTTAGTGATAATTATTCTTTCACCAACGGCTGGATTAATTTCAATACCAGGACCAAAAGCATTTTTTGATTGATATTCATTATTCAATGCTTTAGTTTTGACAATAATTGAATTTTTAGATCCTCCACGAAACTTTCCAATAAGTGATTTAAATGTTTTTGCAAAAATCATTATAATAACCTTAAATTAAAGATATTAATTTTTTAAGTAATTCTTTTATTTGTGATAAATCCATTAAATCAATATCAGCATTTTTTATTTTTCTAATTAATTTCCTATTCTTATCTTTTAATTGGTCTTTTTCTTTTTCAATATTTAATTCTATTTCAATTTCTCCAGATACTGATTCTAATTGTTCCTGCGTTGGCATAGGTCTTGAATCTCTCCATAGTCCTTTTTTTCTTGCTTCTTCTTCTGTAAATCTAAAGCAAGCTGGATTAAAACTAACGCTATTATCATAAATTTTACTTACTGCATGAAGTTTATCTATTTTCATAATATTATCCTATTTTTTTTGTTTTTAAAGTTGCATATCTTTCTATATCACTATTAGTGCAAGGCAATCCAAAACCATCGACACTTCTGGTAGTATCACCATAATGCTGTAATTCTATTTTTATTGTTTTTTGAATCCTGAAATTTCCATCTACTCTTGACATACCACCATTAGTAGCACCGCTTGCAGAGCTTTCACACATACCAAGTAATAAATCAATAGAATTATCAACATTATATATTTTTGTTTGATGGTCATTTACTTCTTGCCCTCTTGCAATTCCTTCTATTTCATATAGGCCTGGCAGTAAATATACTTGAAAAGAATCTAATACCGACATATTATAATCATCTATTATAGTAGAAAGTTCTCTAATTCTCCATCCACCACCTGTAAATGTTCCACCGGCTACTCCATTTGCCTCGTCGTGATAAAAATATGCAGTAGTAGTTTTAATTGTAGAACTAAATGGTATGGCTGATACCATAACTAGATTACCACTAGCATCATTAAACGCAACCCCTACACACCTCCATGACTCGTATGGATGATAATAACCAACTAAATCATCTCTTCTGTATGGTCGATAACTTGTAATTATTACTTCTTTTTTATCACTTAAGTAAAAATAATAATCTGTATTAATTGATTCTGTTATACTACTTTCTAAATCGTTAGTAATATCCCAATTAATTTTTGTTAAATCTATTTTTAAATCAGATCCATAGACATTTATTTTTGAATTTGTATTTTTTGACTCAACTACTTCTGTTGAAAGTATGGATAATTCAATATTATTAGTTTCTGCAAATTGTTTTGATAAATCGTTTGATCTTGCTGCAATAGTATCTGTGCTATCAGAAACAATTTCACCAATTAGAGCAACGTTTGCAAGATCCCATGTTGCACCATTACCTTCATACCATTCCTTGCTTGTTTCATTAAAATAATAATCACCACTTGGTGCAGATCCGGGCGCTGTTGAAGAATAAATAGGTGTAGTATAAGAAATATCAATAGTTGTCCCATCGTTTTCGGCAAAAACGAAACCAATATTCATTAATGTTAATACATTTGTATCTGATAATATTTGCCTAACTATTGGATCATTTGAACCGTCAAAATACCATCCTCGATAAGCATTGACCAAGGTGGTTGCATCTTTAATAAACGCTCTTAAAATTTCACCAGTTGGTGTTTTGAATGCAGCAATCTGGCCAATCCTAGAGGTTATTTCAGATCCAACGGCACTTATTGCTATTTCATTTACTAAAGCATCAATTTCACCTGCATAAAGATCATTTAAAATATTTGAATCATTAACTGTTGTAGTATTGTTGGTTGATGGAGCTGCCGTTATTCCTGATTTAACTATATCCGTATCAATGATCACTGGAAATTTATTAATTAATAATTCTAAGTTAGTCGTTAAACCAAGTACTGTAAATTCTAGCGCAGACCCATCTGCTTTTAAAAAATACGGCAATGAAGAATTTGGTCTAATTGCACTTGAAACAATCCTTGGTACTTCAGGTGAAATTCCTAATGCATTAAAAATCATATTTTTAGTATTAATTATATATGCATCCCATTGTTGATTATCTGTAATATTATCCGTTAAATCATTAAGAGTTATTCCTGCTTCGCTTATAGATCGTAAGGCATAATAATGATAGCAATTCATGAATTGCTGAAAAACTGGTGTTGGTAAGACACCAGCAGCTTCGTTTTTATATGAAGCATCTGGAAAATCTGATGTTACAGGGCCAAGTCTTTCAGGTATTATTTCAGTTACTAAACTTCTCATATTTTTTCCTTTTAATTTTTATTGATATGTTCATACCACTCACCACAAAAACCAATATCATTTGATACCGCTAGGCTTGTAATACGAAATAGATACACTGTATTTTGTTTTAATATATTCTCATTTTCTCTCATGGTAAATCCAGCCGTTCTGTCCCCACCTGCAATATGACCATCTAATCTAATCCCATCATTCCCTATAGATGTTGGATTTTTAATAATAGTTATATTGGAAACGTTTGCACTGTTATGATCATTATTTAATGGAACAACGATAGTTCCCCCAACTATTGTTGTTGGGTTTTTGTAAACTTCAAGCGTTGCACCTTCAGAACCAGAAAAAGAAAAAGTCATATGTGGCCATTTTGTCGTATCTGGTATATTTAAAATAAATTCAATTACGGCATCAGAAGCTTGGTTTAAAGCATAGTCACAGATGTGATAATGATTTCCTGAATGTATTTCATGATGTTCATATGAAATTTGCTGAAGGGTTTCCGTAATTTTATCAATTCCAGAATTGCCTGGTAAATAATCAATACCTATTATTTTTTGGCCCTCATTTCCATTAGAATCAAATGTTGTTGTTTTTAACTGTGAATTATTATTTACAGAAATTAAGTTTTCAAATTCTTCTAATGATATTTTAAAATTTCCATCATTAGTTGCTTGAAATTCTACAAAATTATTATCTGGTTTCTGACCCTGTATTCTTACTACACCTGTTAATGCCCTTGGAACATATAAATTACTTAAAGAAACAGTGTCTACTGTGAAAAATTGAATTTTAATCGCATTAAGTCCAACAGTAGGTGTAAATATTGTTAATGTAGTTTTTTTTGTATTATTTGCGCTATCATCAAAAAGAACGACTTCTACATTACCACTTGTTACTCCTATTAACTTTACATTTGAAAAATTACCAGTAAAAGCTCCAAGGCCTATGGCCAATAATGGTGTAGTTCTTTTAAGATGTACAAGTATCGTTTTTGGATTATCAGTTGTTGAGTTAGTAATAACTGTATACAAGTTATTCATTAAATCAGATACATTTCCATCATCCCAATTTGTCGAATCAGATTCTTCTAGCCATATATCTTTTTCATAAATTGAATCTTTTAAATTATCATTTAAATTAGATTTTCCGGGGCCTATCTTCTTTGCCATTTTACACCTCAATAGTTATTTTAGCATCTTTATCAACAGCATATAAATATAAATCACGCGCAGTTAAACTATCTTCAAATTCTAAATCATTTGATGGCATTTTCCATTTAGGAATATTTAGATCAACTGGTTCATCACTGCCTACTTTGATATATGTTATCCAGACTAATTGTGTTTTTTGAAATTTGCTAGTAATTTTTGCTGCATTTACATCATTAGCTATTAATGTCCAGATGTCTTTTGTAATTGTAATAGTCTCTGGATTACTACCTACTGTTTTTGGAAGTGCCATAATTACTCCTAAATATTAGGCGAATAATAATATTTTTCACCATTGCTTAAAATTAATTCTGCTATCCATTCAATCTTATCTGCTGATGGATTTGAAGAAGTAACGGTTATTGATTTAACTGCTTTACTTATAATTAGCGGGTTTAATAGTTCTTTTATTTTTGCATTATGTCTTCTTAAAAAAGAATTATTGATTGCTATTCCATTAAGATCCTCAAGACCACCAACTACTTTACTTTTTTCTGGTTCTATTAAATTTCCCCAATAGTTTTTATTAGTCCCGATGAGTATTTCAATTGCGTTGTCTAATCCATAATTCCTTTTATAATCACCAACATCTTTTATTAAATCACCATTAAATAATGCTGGTTCACCTATATAGTTTGGATTATATTTTTTTTCAATATCACTAGACATAATCAACCCTACTAATTCCCCACATAAAAAGAGGTTTATTTTTCCACGTTAAAAATTCATAAGCTTGTTTTAATTCTCCAGGTATTTGCGCTTTACCACCGCCTTCATCTTCTAATACAAATATTAAAGGCCAGTAACGATTATCATCGGGTATCGTTACTGATTTTGGTACTTCAACAGTCCCTTCAAAAGTACCGCAAAATGAACTTTCTTCAATGTCCCCGCAATGCATAATCCCACAAGCGCCAATATAATTAAGAAATAGTTCTCCCATACTACCATTTACAAAAATTTGATCATAATCAGTTATAAGTCTTGGGTCTTCTGTTTCTTCTAATGGTCTAGCAATAACTGGAATTCCAGACCTGGCATAATCTTTATTTATTAATGAGTAACTTGCTACCGCTTCCTTATTCCATGCTGCAACTAGCCTAGCTCTTCTTTGTTCGTCTGTTAATTCACTATTGAATGGTAGAGCAAAAGCATATTCCCATTCTACTAATAAATTTGTATCAATTGGAAAAAAATCATTAAGTATATTTTTACCGTCCTGTCTATCCCTTTTCATTTGGACTGCCATTCCCGCAATTTGTTCTTTTATTAAACCAGTATCCTTACCTTCCCATGTTGGGCCATCCGGCATTAAGTTTTTTAAGGCATTGTTTGTTATATCAGACATAAAAATCCTAAGTATAGGTGATGGTAGCCTTTGCTCTTCTACCCTCTTCTAAGATATAAATATCTTCTGGAGAACTACCATCCTTTACAATATCAATATCTGCAAATCTACCAGTATCTGTTGGCTGCGCCTCAATAACATTCTGTGAAACTGTTATGACTGCAACTTTTTCCACTGCACCAAAGTCTTCTAAGCTTAAACCTCTAATATATGGCGACCTAGTTAAGAAATAATTATCAATTGCTGCTTCAATTTTTGTTTTTAAATCTTCACTTAAAGATGGTGATCCATCGGTTATAACCACACTATAATTATCAACTGGACTTGCAAACGCCTCAATTCTTTTTTGACTATTTGGTAATATACCATTGGCCCACATAACATCGTTGGGAGCATCCGTAAATAAGTCTTCAATGGCAGCGAGTTGGGCTGGTGTTGGTTCACCACCTACATTTGCATCGGCTGCCACAAAAATTTCTACCCTACCAGGAAAGTCAATATCACTATATGGAAAAACTCTAGTTATGCCATCAACAGTACTTGATTGAGTAAAAAACCAACTTGATGTCCCAATGTTTGGTGGGTAGGCCGTGATTTGAATAATTGCAAGTCGCCAACTATCAACCGATTCCTGCTCTTCTCCTGCAATTGATATAGATTGAACTTCCGCAGTATCATCAATACCAATACTTGTTTCAATTAAAGATACCGTTGCGCCAACAGAAAGTGTTCCTTGCTCGCCCGCTTTCCTTGCTTTAATAGTAATATCAACAAATCCACCTGAAATAGTTCCACCAACTGAAACATCATAAAGATTTCCATCATCACCTTTCCAAACTGGCCCTTGTCCAAAAGTACCAATCACAGTTCCATTTGTACCGATTGCCCTAATAATCATTTGTGCAGATACCGCTAAATTTCTTGGTCTATTTGTTAGTTCGGCCCAAAGTGGAAGCCCTACTTTTTCTGATGCTGTTTGAGGAAAACATTCTTTCCTCTGATCAACATTATGTAATTTATTAAGAAGCGCCATTGCTGAAAGTGCATTAGATACTAGCCTATTCCATGCAATATCAACAGGCGGAGTATCTTGATTAGTTTTTGTTTCAATATCAATTAAAATTTGATCACGATAATCTACTAAGCTTTGTATATCTACTGGCATTAAAATGACTCCGTTGGTGTAATTCCTACATTAATACCTTTCGATAATCCCTTAGGCATAATGCTAACATCTTCTGGTTTATTGTTAAAGTTAATATCTAATAGTCCTGACAATGGATCAGATGATGGTGGTAATTCCGCACCATTTAAATTATTTGATCCGCCACTTTTTTGTGTTGGATCGAGTAATGATACTGGAGAATTATCAAATCGTCTTTCTTTTCCAATATCAGTATCGACACCTACTAGCCTTAATATTCCACCCAGTGCTGATGATCCAATTTTTTTAATCCATCCGGCTGCTGTTTTAATCGCCTCGGTAACATTATCCCAATTTGTCGCTAATAAAACTAATCCAGCAGCTAATACTGCAACTATCCCAATGACCCATCCAATTGGTGTAGCCGCTAAGGTTATACCAAAAATCGTGGCTGCAATGTTTATAATTCCAAGTGCAATTGATACGGCCTTTATTGCGGCTGCAATACTTAATAATATTTTCCAATTTCCTGCCAAAAATTTAAAAAAGGAAATAGTAATATTTAATAAATCAATAATCGGGCCTACGTCAAAATTCTTTACCCACTCGGTTAATTTCTTTATTGCACCACCACCTTGCTTTTCAAAAACTTCAACTATTTGGAAACCTTTTTCAGATAAAGTAGATCCTAAAATATTTAATTGATTTTGAAGACCAGCTCTAATTGCTGTTGCCATTTTATTTGCAGCACCTCCAGAATCAATTAAGTCTGCTCGATATTTTCTTAACTTTTTACTTCCTTCTCCAAGAAGTAAGCTTATTCCAGTTATCGTTTTAGCACCAAAAATGGTTGCAAGGGCAGCGGTTTTTTGTTGAGTACCCATTCCTTTTAACCCATTTTCCATATCAGCTATAATATCTATAGCATCCCTAAAGTTTCCTTCACCATCTGCTGTTACAACTCCAAGCTTTTTTAATAGTTTTGAGGCTTTGCCAACTGGATTAGCTAATCTAAGCATTACATTTCTTAATGCTGTTCCCGCTTCACCGCCTTTTATACCAGAATTAGCCATTACACCGGTGAACGCTGCAAATGTTTCCATTCTTTGTCCAGCATCTGTAAATGCTGGTGCGCCTTTTTGTACCGACTCAAACATTTGCTGCAAACTTGTATTCGATGTTGTAGTAGTTTTTGCCATCACATCAGAAATTCTATTAAGATTTTTTTGTGCTTGGGCACTATCATCTGTCATTAATTTAAAAGCACCCATTGAATCAGTTACAATATCTACAGCAGTTGTTAAATCAGTTGATGCTGCCGTTGCAAGATCAGTTGTTCCTGCTAATAATGACATTGAAAGTTTACTAGTTAATCCGGCCATTGCCATTTTATCTAGCGCACCAGCAGTATCAGTTGCCATAAATTCAGAAGTACTTGCAACTTCTCTTGCTTTTTTCTGAATATCATCTAATGATTGTTGATAAGTTACAGATGTTGTATCAAGATCCTTAAACTTAGCGCCTGCTCCCCTAACTGAATTATCTAATGCAATAAACTGCCTAGTTGCTAGAGCTAAACCAGTTCCAAGTCCAGCTATACCAACCATTATCCCACGATTTATAGAACGATTGGCGCGAGTCAAACCTTTATTTAGCATATGATTGCTATCGGTAAGGTTTGCTGCAAATCTACCAACCCCTCGATTCATTCTATTCATTTTTGAAGAGACTAAATCCTGTGCAGTAAATTTTGTTTCAACTAAAAAACTTCTGGCCATCTATTACCCTTTTTTGTTTTTTATTTTTTCAATCTCTTCTTTTTCTCTATCATTCATCCACTTTGCAAGTTTATAGTCTAAAAAAAGTTCTCCCCAATCATGGTTTTTTAAATAATCGCTTGGATATCCCCCGAATCTCGCTACAACAGTAGTCACATATCCGAGGGTTAGCTGAAAAAATAACCAGCTATTGTCCAAAGATCATTAAAAATTGTTGGACTTAATTTTTTAAATATTTTTTCATCACTTTGCCCGGTCATTGACATTAAGACTGTTTCCCTTTGGGTTGTTGTCATATTACCAACATTGCATTCTCTAATATCAATTTTTGCTTGCTCTAATTGTCCCATGGTAAATTCACCAAACCTAAGACTAGATATATTTTCTTCATTAACCATTATTGGTTTACGAAAGTTATAAATTATTTTTTCGTCTTTTTCGTCAAATTCAATTTTTCCTTCTCGAATTTTTTGAATCATAACCGCTGCTTGGTCAATATCTTGTTGCAGGCTTAAGGTCATTCCACCGCTAACGGTTTCAATTTTTTGAGTTTTAGCTTCTTCTGGTACATAAAAACCAAAGTGTTCTACGATTTTGTTAAATTCAATTGTTGCATTTTCTTTTGTAATTTTCATATTTTTTTACCTCGTTTATAAAAGCAAGGGCCACAATGACCCTTGCAGTGTTTTTTTTATTTAAGCCTTTGCCCATTCACCTTTTGTCGGATGAATATCAACAGAAAGTTTTCCTTCTCTAGTTGTTACCATCCCATCACCAGCTCCTGAAACTACAATTCTAGCACCACCTTTAGCACTAAATGAAACTCCATTTGCCATTTTAACTAAGCAAGAAACAGGTCTTTCTGTACTTTTTTGTAATATCCTATCAATATTATCAAATTCAACAGAACCAGGAACAGCCCTAAGTTCTGCACCCTTTAATGAACCAGAAATTTTATCTACTAAAAAAAATGGATCACTTGTTGTTTCCTGTGCTTCAGTTACGTAATCACCACCTTTAGTAAAATTAGCATCATTGTCACTAGACAATGGAAAATTAAGGCCGTCGATAATAAGTTTTTTAATTGCTCCACCAGTTGCCATAATTAACCTCCAATTACTATGGTTATACCCACAAGATTAATGTTTCTATCAACCTGGACTTCACCATCGCCTACTCTATAGTTACCACTAATTATAGATGGTATTGTGGCTTTGATTCTATCAGGATTAGATCCATCAATTACAACTTGTGTGTTATTGATTGTAAAGTCAGCATCATAAATAAGTGCATCACTTTCAGCATTCCCCGCTACTTCAGCTATTCCTGCCTTGATTGTGTCAGTGTCAATTGCTTCTGCGCTTTGCAATGTTGCAGCTACATTATTTACAATTGGTCTATTGTTTAGGTCAGCACTATCTAAGAAGTTTTCATAATTAAGTTGAAGATTCCAAATTTTAGTTTGATTACAAATGTACTTAAACGGTGCATTTTGATTATCATCTGGATGCCAAAAACTTGTTACATCACCAAGTGTTGCTACATTATTTTTGTAAACAATTGGAGTAATGCCTGCAATGGCAGCATTATTTAAATTCTGGTAAGGTTTAACATCTGGATCACCAGTATTAATTGTCCAGTCATTCGCTGGGTCTAGTGGGCCAAAAAGATCAGGAAGTGATAATCCTTCATATGATTTAGCAGGATTAATCATTCTTTCTAATGCAATCTTTCCAGAAACATATGCAGAAATTTCAAATGTTTGTTCTGGATAAGTTGGGGCAGCCACACGACAACCAATTGGGTCAATGTTTTTTCTACTATCACCTAATGCAATTGCAGCAGTAAGTGCTGATTGACCACCATCTACATCACCAGTGTATGAATTAAATGGTCTATAATCTAGTGGATCATAATTTCCATTTTGATCATTTGGATTTCCACCAGCAACTAATGCACCATCAAGTGCAGTGATTCCCGCATATGGTGTTATAACATTAGTGTTCCATCCAGATTCAGTACCAGAAACATAAGTCCAAAGATTTGTAAGAACTGATTCGCCAACCCCAGTAACATCATCAGCTATAACTGTTGTCATACCACTAGGAATAAGTTCAATCTCATCTTCTTTTTGATTTAATGTTACTTTTAAAGCTTCACTTGTTACATCGAGAGTTTTTGCAGTAAGTGTTAAAACACCTGTCACTGCTGCCGCTGTAAAAGGTAGGCTTGTTTTCGCATTAATCAAAGCTTCGTATGCCGCTGCAACTGAATCTGGCGTTGCACTAACTGCCACAGCAAATTTCATTTCATCACCAGTTAAATAACTTCCAGCACGTAAAACAAAAGTTCCTGCGCTAGTTGCATTTACTGCAAAGGTAATTGTTTTTGTCGCAGCTGCACCACCGGCCGCCGCTGCTAAAGGAAATGCTATTACAGGAACAGATCCTTGTGAAAGTTTATAAAAATAAATTGCCTCTCTATGTAACTGACTACCATTCCCAAACAAAGTAGCTGCTTGAGTAGCACTAGTAATAACATAGGGAGTATTAGCAGCAATTCCAGTTTTTGCTGGATCATAACCACCTGCTAAAATCGCTTTAGATGATAACACAGAAGAAAGTGCGACAAATTGCTTTTCAATAGTCCCGACCACTTTCTTACTTGCTATCGAATTTAATGTTAATGGCATATATGCCTCCTGATTTAAGGGTTCGTTGTTTCTTGCTCGGCACTACCGCCTACATAAGCAGGCCCTAGGACTTCACTTGGTACATCTTCACCTAGCTTTAAATTAAATATTGACCTATAAAAAGAAATTGCCCTACATGAAACTTCAGATCCAATAGATGCAACTTTTTCTGTATTTGTAAATACTTTTTCAGCTATGTTAATGCCTGTGCCAAAAGATTCCCCCAGCTCGGTTTGATCCATTAACCCTTTATATGAAAGCGTAACTAATAGTTGCGCTCTTTTTTGGGCCGACTCAATAGACTTTGATTCGCTACCACCATCGGTAAAAACATCACCAAAACTATAACAATCTATTGTTATTCTGTTGTCGGTTTCTTGCTCACCTGTTTGGCTACTAGAATTAGTTCCACTTAAATTACTTGCATAAACAGCAATCACACCATCTAAATTATAACCACTATCATTTTTAAAATCAGGATAGGCTAAAATTTCATTTTGTGTTGGTTCATAATCAAGAAATTTAATTCTTTTACTAGTATTTGGAATCGTTGGATCAACTAAGGTTTCTACCTTGTTTTTAATTGCTAAAGAAATAGGTTCCTGAAGGTCAAATATTTTCATACTTGTACATTCTCCCATTCGACTGCGTTAGGGTCAATAAGTGTTAAAAATAAAATTACTCCAGGTAGGTAGGAATCTTCTTTAGGTATTTCTGCAAGATAGATTTCTTCATCTTTGTATTTTCCTTTCTTGCCTACTACTTTCCATTTATCACTAGTTATAGTGATCCCTTTTGATTCCAGTTCCTTTCTTTGTATGTAAACATTTGTCTTTTCGCCCATTGGATCACCATCAACGTTATCCAAATTAAGGCCATGGTCGACACCATTAAAAATACATTTCACATTAGGAAATTCATTTCCATCTTTATCAATTAATTTAACGCTATGACCATTTAAATTAATTAATTGTTCTATTGCATTTTCATGTATGTCGACCAATGACATTTTTTACCTACTTCTCTATTGGTTTTCTACTTACTGGTTTTTTATCTTTGCTCTCAACAAGTTCAACTTTGCCAACATCCATAAGATAAGGAAGATTTTTTTCAAGAACTTTAACATGTTCTGGTTTAAGTTCTAGGTCTTCTTTTTTTGCATCAACTTTACCGTTGGGAAGGCCTTTTTTACCAATGATATTGCCTTTTTTTAAAATGTACTTCTTCAAAATATACTCCTCTATGAAGTTGTAGTTGTATCAAGTGTTGCTACAGCATTAACTTGCATACGGGCAAAAATAGGTGATGTTTGGATTTGACCGCCAACACCTTGGTTTTTACCTAGTGGATAAAGATTTGGTAAGAAAACTTCTGCTGGATAACCCGAATTGCCCATTTCTGTGGCAGCATTAATATCCATTTCACCAGAAATATCACCAAATGTTTTATTATAAAAACTTTCATCTTGTGACATAAAAGTTCCTGCACCAAAAAATGATTTAAAATAACTTGGATCGTTTACACAAAGTGCAATCGTGTTACCAGTTAAATAATCAACTGTACTTGAACCATCATCATACATTCCACTTGTAGTAAAAATATGAACAGGATTTTGTCCCCATTCTGTTTTTACCCAACCAACATATGTTGCGCCATTAGCAATTAAAAATCTTAATCCTTCTGGAACTTGCGCGCGAGTAAAATCGTACTCATAAAAAAGTTCTGATTCTACATCAGCACCTTTCTGTGAGCGATAAATCGCTTTAAGATTTTCAATAACAGTATATGACATCATACTGAAAACATTTTGATCGTTTCCCTTAACCTGTCCTAAATCACCAACTGCACGAAGTGCATCACCAAGGTCTTTCCATGGTGTAGCGGAGGCTGCTGTGGCCCAAGAAACTGCAACTGTTCTATTTTTAAGAGTTGAAGAAACTGGAAAAATAAGTTTTGTATCACCTTGAAAAACATCACCAATGTTTTGTTCACCATCAAAAAATGATTGATAAGCTAAAAGTTCACATCTTCTTAAAACTCTTTTGATTGCATCTTGTGATAGCTGGGCCATCCAAAATAACAAACGTTCTTCTTTTGTAAGAGTATCAAAAGGCTTTTCACCTGGAACTCTTTTATTTAGTTCCGTGGCAGTTAAAGCAATTTCTTGTTGAACAAGAGCGTAAAGATAATCATTTACTCCTGCTTTCCCTGGTCTGATGATGTCTTCACTTTGGTCAAATTGACCTCTCCTTGAAACCAAAGGAGCTACAAGTCTATTGCCTTTATAGAGTTCGATTGTCACTTGCTCAGAAGCAAGGTCAATCAGCGGTTCTTGTTGTAAAAAAATAGAGCTGAATACCGTTGGTACGCCAAGTTCTATTCCGTTATTCTTTGCTTGAAAAATTCTCGAAACATTGTCTACTACAGAAGTCATGTTTCCTCCTTATACGTTAGTAATGCTGCTAGAGCTTTTGTTAACAAAAATATTGTTCATTTGGAAAATAGTCCTAACAATGTCATTAATTGCTGTTGTCTCACTTCCACCAAAAACAATATCACTTTCATCAATTCCACCTGATGTCATAACGTCCGTTACCACATCACCACCGCTTGTGTCAGTGTCATTTAATAAAATAACCCAACCTCTTTCGTCGGTATTGGCTGGCGTAGCATTTGTGTCTGCTTTGATATATTTACCAGTAGCAAGTTCAAGTTGTAGCGCCGTATTTGCTAAAATTGTTCCCTGACCAGTTTTTACCGTAACACTTCTGGTTAAAAGTGGAGCGGCTTTGTCAGCATAAACTTTTGAGTTGTAAGTATTAATTGTTTGGGCCATTACATCCTCCCTTTAACACAAACCTGTGCAATTGCATTAGCTTTAGATTTTTCGTTGTTACTTGGACTATTTTCAACAGATGGAGCAATGTCTTTACTATTATCATTTGTCTCTTCTGCTGTTTTTGATCTAGTCTGCTCGGCTTCAGAAACTTTTAAAGCAAAATCTGCTGTTGCAGAATTACCTTTTTCCATTTCTGATTTAATCATTTCCTTTTGATTAGGAAAACTGGCAAGCAGGCTATTAAAGCCCGATACTCTTTGGTTTTCTGCTTTTTCAGAAGCTAACTTTTTTTCGTTTTCAGATGCATCTTGTTTACGTGCTTCTTCAACGGCTTTTGTAGCGGCTTTTGAAATAGCGGAATCTAATTGTTCTTGAGTCATAGTGATATTTTCTTTTTCACTCATTGAATCAACCTCCGTTTTATTGTTAATATTTTTGTTTTGGATTGGCGTTTCCTTTGTTTGAATAGATTCGATGGTATCTATCATACCAACTTTAATTGCATCTCTGGCTATGAGAATGCCACCTTGTCCAAAGTTTTCTTTCACATCTTCTATCGTGGTATGGCGACCACTTGCAACGTATCCAAAAAAAACTGTTTCCAGGTCTGTTAATCTTTTAATTATTTGATCTTCACCCTCTCTGGTAAATGGATCAGCATTTTTTAATGGTGCATTTGCCGATCTAAATGCTTTTACTTCAATACCGCTTTTTTTATAAGCTTCGGTATAGTCAGCGCACTCACAATAAACACCAATTGAACCAACTTCTACTCCTGAATGTTCGGCAATTATTTTATCAGTTTGACTTGCAAGTTCATATGCTGCGCTCGCTGCCATGTCAGTAACTAATGCAGTGGTTGGTTTAGATACGTTTTTAATTCTTTCTGCAGCTCTATTTAATCCAATAACATTTCCACCTGGGGAATTTATTTCAAAAATTATTTCTTTAATTGCATTATTGTTTTCGGCAAGATTTATACTGTTGATAATATCACTATACGTGGTCATATCAATATCAAAAAGAGCTGCGCAAATATCTCTTTTTGGTTCTAGTGGACCAGTCACAGATATTATTGCTTTATCATCTTCAACTCTATAGTTTCTTGGTAATTTAGCAGAGTTTATTTCTTTTATTTGTGATTTTATTTCTGATTTAATTTTTTCAATCTTTTCAGATGATAAAAGTTTTGAACCTGCCTGAATATCATTTTTATGATTTATATAGGTCTTTAGATGATCAGGTGACATTGCATAATAAATATTTCTTGGCATTATCTATTCCTTTTCCTTGCTAATTTTGCTTTTTTATTTTTCTTTCGATCCCTGTTTGGTTTAACAACACAACTTTGATTATATTTTTTAATAACTCTATTATATGGATTTTCCATTCCAAAATAACTAGGCATTACTATCCTCTTCTTTTAAAACATCATTTGCAGTTTTTAACATTTCGTTTTCATGTGTAAGTCTTTCTGCATTTTCTTCTGCGCTTGTACCAGTCAATTGCTGACTTTCAAGCTCTCTATTGCTAAATCCTTGATCTACTTTTATTGTCGATGCCCTTGCTTCTTGCAATGGATTTAACGACGGCTTTGGTGGAGTAATAATGTTCATTGATTGCCAAGCAGCTCTAAGATATGAATCTTGATATCCTATTGCTACAATTTGCCCTTTTGCAACTTTTGATGTTAACCAAGCTTTGTAATTAGGTATATGCCAATCACTTGAAAATTGTTTTAAATGATATTCGACTCCGTTTTTCCATGAATTGTCTATAGCACCTTTTGATGCATTATAGCTACCATCATAACGACTTCTAGTTACCACAAGACTTAATCCATATGCAGATGGATAGATATATTCTAATTCTTTTTCAATAAAAATCGCATTATTTACATTCGGTCTTCTCGTATCATTCGCCTGATATTTATATCCAGGAGTAAAATTTTGAACAATAAAACCACCTTGATCTACTTTTCTAACTGAATAATGTGGATCTATTGCCGTGTCTTTGGTTTCATCTGTAGATTCTTCTTCTGATAAAGGGTTTCCCCATCCTATTCCAACATCGCCCATTGGTGTTTTGCCATTTGGCTGGGCATTACTATCAGACGTAACTGTTCCTGCGATTGTCGCGTTTATTTTTGCTGATTCAAGTTCAAACATTTGAAGGTCACGAATATCCATAAATTCGTGATATGCCATTGCACTTTCTGGCATTCCTCTTTTTTGTCCTGATTGTTGTTGAATAAAACCATGGAGAACTTGTTGAAAACCATTGCTATTTATTACTGGTATCCTTGTCCAACCATCAGAGTATTTTGCTGGTGAGACATAAATTGCAACTTCTTTATCCTTGGAATTATATTCTATTCCACAATTTATGTAATTACCTTTTTTTAATCCAGATGATAAAAATTGAATTCCAGATACACTTATAATTTTATCAGAACAATCATAATAATTGATTCTTGATCTAAATGAAAAATACGGACTAGAAACTTGAAATGGACTAATTAATTGAATTGAATATCCTGATGGAAGATTTACATCTGATCTTCTTATCGCAAAAAATTCACCAATACTTAATTTTTCCAAAAGAGCTATATCTGATAATTGGCTATAGTCATTTTGCTCAGTGTAGTCCCAACTTTTTTCCTTTTTATCTGTTCGCCATTCGGCTTCAACTTTAGCGGCCCATTCTTGTGAATCTTCTGTGGTTATTCCTAGCCTTCTTCTGTTTGGACTAGCTGCAAGCCTTGCATCAAAAAGAGTTCTTTGCAGAAATTTTATTGGCGCTCTTAAATGACTAGAGCTAAAAAATAATTCAGCACTTTTTTTCTGCACTCTTTTATAATCAGCAAGATTTAATGGAATGTTTCTAGTCGAATGAAGTGCCTGGTTTGAATTAAATGATTTTTTTGTACGATAATATCCAGCATTATTCTTACGCATTGTTAGGCTTGCTTTGTTAACTGCCTTAAGTTCTTTTTTTGTTAACTTTGCTGTATCCCCGACAACTCCACTTGAAATACTAAAACCAAGGCCATGCTTTGCAAATATATTTACCGCATTGTTGGCCTGCTTTTGTGATCGCTGCCATTTAAGACGAGCAAAAAAACCTTTTTTATTTACCACAATATTTTCCTTTAAAAGCAATCGCAGAAGGACCAAATATACTGTTATACAAAGCTCTGTTTTGGGCTTGAAGCATAGATTCGTAACGCTCTCTTTGTTCCCTTAAGCTTCTCACTGAAATACTAACACTATTTTTTGTTTGACTAGTATCAATTTCGGTTTTTGAGATAGCACTTTCTAATTGTAAATCTATTGCTTTGATTTTTTCAACTAATTCATTATCAGTATAAAGACCCATATTTTTTTCTTCTCTTTTTTTTGAATTACTACAACCAACTTATAAATTTTCAGTATTTGTTTAAGACTAACAATGTTTTTTAAAATTGCAACCTAAATTTCTCCAAAATTGTTTTCGGCCCATTCCCAAAATTGTTTTTCATTTACAGATTCTTCTCCTGCCGCAATGCACATATTATGTATAAAAACTTCTTTTGCTAATTCTGCATAGATGAAACAGTCCATTGCCTCGTTTGCCCTACCACCAGCGTCAAATATTATTCTCATTCTACCATTAACATTTTTAGTTATCGGTCTTTCTGCTGTTAGTTGATCAAAAAACTTTTGTTCCATATCAATTGGAAACATCAAGTAACCAGTAGGATATTGTCCGGTTATATTATCGCGACGTAAAGCAAGTTTATTGTACAGTCTTCTTTTAATAATATTGGTAGATAATTCATACATTTTAAGTGGTCTCATATATGCGTCTGAAAATCCCACTATTTCTACTTCTTTAAAATATCTTGATCCCTCATTTTTAGAAATATAATTATGTCCCATTATTGGGAAAACATTTTTAGCGCCATTGCAGAATTTATTTACTTCATCTGTTTGATGTCGACTATCTATAAATATTATAACCGGCATTATTGGAAAATCTTTTTTCATTATTTTTTCTTTTAATTCTGCAAAAGCTCCACTAGTATAGTCATTCGTTTCACCTTCTATTATGTAATGAGCAATTAACCAAGTTCTATTATTTGCGCCATGGCCATAAAGACTAGCTTCAATCCTTGGCTTTTTGATCCACTCACCAGCTCGTTTATTTCCTGCCTGGACATCACATCCAAGAGTTGTAAATAATGGTTTACCGTCATTTTTATCTGGTAAATTATCTTGATAATATTTTCCTTTAAGCGAGTGAAGTAATTCAGCGGCTGGTCTATCTGCATAGTCCTCAAATGGTTCACCAAGTTCAAGATTAATAAAAGTTTGTAGTTTCTCTGGATCACCCTGGGCATTAACCCATTTTTGCGCAAGTTCAAACCATGATCCAAATTCAGGTCTTAAAATTAATGCAGAAAAATGATAGCTTTTGGTTTTTGGCTTAGCATTTTTTGTATTCTCTGGAATCCATTTACATTTACCACCTTTAGATTCATCTACAAGCATTTCGCTTCTTTCGTGTTCCTTTATTTTATATTTACAATGCTTACATTCATAATAAACACTACTTTTAATAACTTTTTTATTTTCATCTGTCTCATATTTTAAATTTGAAAGAATTAATTTCTGTAATCCACCACATTTTAAACAAGGAACATTATAATATCTTTGGTCACCTTCTTTAAAGGCTGGGCTTATTACAGATGTTTGCTTAATTAGTGGGGTGGATATTCTTAAAATTTTTCTTCTACCACTATATGCCCTACTTCTTGCCCTAGCAACTTCAACAAATTTACCTTGCTTGACACCCCTTTTAACTGCATTTGCTGCCTCTTCTTCTTCTTCTAATATAACGCCCTGATAACTTATTTGCCTAATCTGTGAAATTTTACCATAGGTTTTTATATCTAACCTACCACCCGGCCATGTTTTTAATTTTGCCTTGTTGCCTTTGCCGCCGTGTTGTGATGCTTTTTGAATTTTGCTTGATAGTTTTTTTATAGCTCCAGATGCTTCTAGCATTGGATCAAGCCTTTCATCATTCCAAGTTTCAACAAGTTCATCTGTTGCAGTTACGGCTAAGATTGGCCCCGGGTCTTCTAATATTTTAAATAGAATATATGGTTCAGTTGCTCCCGCTGTTCCACCACCTTGTGAACATTTCATAACAACTATTTCTTCAGTATCACTTGAAGGTGAAAGTTCCATTGCTATTTCAATCATGTGTGGTGTTCTTGAATATTTTTGCAATCCTGGAAAGGGTGATCCTTTAGGAAATATCCTTCTTTTCTCGGCAAGTTCAACAATGTTAGACTGTTTTTTCTCACTGGGAAGAGTTTTTATTTTATTTATAACATATTCTATTTCATTCATATTCTACTTTAAACCACTGCTTTGCAATTTCTTTCGATATTTTATACATCATTAGTGGTGGTACAGACATTCCCATTTGGTAAATAGGTTGTTTAATATCACAAAAATTATAATCAGTTGGGTAAGAGCTCCCCAACATATGTTCCTCGTTATATAATTTTCTTGGTTCATGTGGATGAAATAAACCAACACTTGCGCGATATCCCGAAGCTGTTATAGTTGGTAGCGGAAGTTCTGGGTTTATTCTTACAGCATTAAACCAAGACCCATTTGCTACTGTGGAAAAAGATTTTCCAATTTCACAATTCTCCCAATAATTTCTAGACTTTTCAGTCAGTTCCCTGCTTATTGTGCCATTTTTTAATAATATTTCTTTTGCAGGAATTGTTTTTTCGTTAAAATCTAGATTTATTTTTTTTAAACAAAGATCAGCTCTTCTACAAATAAAAAAAACCCTTTCCCTTTTTTGAGGTAAGCCCATGGTTGCGCCATTAAGCAAAAAAACTTGAATATCATAGTCAATCTCTTTAAATTTTTTTATGATTTCCTTGGTATATCCCTTGGCTTTTCCAAGAATTATACCTTTAACGTTTTCAGCTATGACAATTTTTGGTTTTAGCTTTTTTGCCAGGTCGATATAGTGAAAAAATAAATCATCTAATATTTGATCCGATTGACCTTCTCTGAATTTATTTTTTTTACCCCATTTCTTTTCCCTGGAACCTGACATGGAAAAGCTTGAACAAGGTGGTGATCCGTCGAGTATATCTAGATTATATAGTTCTTCTGGTAAATCTTCTCTTAACTTGAATTCCTGTATGCCTTCTAGATAATGGTATTTAGGGTTATGATTTTTTATATAAACGCTCATCATTTTAGGGTCAATTTCATTGCAACCCAAAACATTAAAACCTGACATTTTGTATCCCATGGTTGATCCACCGCCGCATGAGAAGCATGAGAAAACATTAAGCTTGTTTTTTGTAACATTTTCTAGGTCGGTTAATTTCCATTTATATGTAAAGTTATTCATTATATTCAAATCCACATCTAGGGCATTCATTTTTTAAATCATTGCCAAACGTTTCAGTATCAATTTCTTTGTTTTGATTATTGCTATTCTGCGAACTTTCTACTTGATTATTTTCTTCATTATCTTTATCTGGTTTCGGATTTTTTTTACTAACTATGGTTTCTTCTATTCCATTAACCATTTTATTTAGTTCATCAATGTTAATTTTGCCCAATTGGACAAAGTTTAAGCAACCCAAAATAGAAGTATTTATTTCTTCATGTTTTAAAAAATCAGTAAGACCTTCTTTCCTTATCCTTCTCCCGTAATCCTGCTCTTTTTTTAAAAGCTTTGTTTTTGCATCTGCTCTATTTCTTGCAATAATATAAACTACCGGTAAATCTGGTATTCCATACCCCTCTTTTTCTAGTTCTTTATATATTTCTTGCCTGCCGTGACCATCCCAGATATATTTTTTATTTTCATTTTTCCAAATAAATGTTGGATAAATTATTCCCATTGATTTTATTGATTCCTTTAAATCTCTTCTTCTGCTTTCATATTCAAAGTTTTTTAAATTACCTTGAAATGGAATTAAATCAGTAAATTTTTCAGTATATCCAGTTTGCACGTTAATTTCAATATCCATTATTTTCCTTGTTTTGTTTTGCTAATCTATCAAATCTTACATTTTTATTTCATGGCAATTCATTTTTTCATATGCATCAACATATCTACTTTTTCTTTTACAAAATAAATTCCTATTCATGTCTTTGTCGATTGAATTGTTGCAATTTTTGCATATTTTCCCAAACTTTACTATATAGATTAAAACAATAGCTAATAAAAAAAATAGTATCATCAAAATAATTAATATCTTCATACTTAGTCCTAGTTATTATTTCCGGTTGATTCTTTAAGTTTTTTTTCAACTTGTGAAATCGTTAATTCAATTGCTTCTGTTATTGGTTTGGTTAATATTTTTATTTTTTCTGATCTTGGTAATTCATTTAAAATTGCACTTTCCATTTCATCGACAAAGCCTTGTGGTGAATCAAGCATGTTGATATTTAAAGCAGATAAATAGTCAAAACATGTTGAGGCAATTAATTCCCTGTCAATCAAAGACCCTTCTAATTCTTGAACCTCTAATTCAAGTTTTTTATATTTTAAAACATCTTGGCCTCTTTTTGCATTAATAGAACTTTGAACTAGTGGATCTTGCTCTATTTCTGGAACACTATAATTTTTTCTTTTTTCTTCAGCTATTGACTCAATGTTTTTATCTAATTCAATATCTGCAATAAATGCTGCATTAAGCTGATCATTAATATCCATTTTCCCATTAGGCAATGCATTAAGTGTTCCTCGCTTAATTCTTTGGTTTATAGCTCCCCTGGTTCTACTAGTTTTTTCCGCAAATTTTGATTGAGAAATAATTGACATTTTAAAAATCCATCCTTGTGATTAATTTTATTGTTATGTATAGCCTATTGTCAATGTATAGGCTCTAAGTTCTAGCTATACAGTATACTTATCTAACCATTAAAATGCTTTCAAATAACTTCTACTTGCAAAATATTGATATATCTCTGGAGAGGCCGGAGAGGCCGGATAGGCCCAAAAATAAAACGCAGAATCAGAAAACCGCTACGTCGAAA